TAAATAATGCAATTTCGTTTTCATTACTAACTGCATGAGACAGAGTATAAGAAGACGTTGCTGACGTAGAAAAATTCTGTGTAGCGAATGTAACAAAGTTGTCTGTAGGTTGATTCCCGATATAGGCCATCTTACGTTATCTCCATAATGCTCAACGTGCCAGAAAGTTTATCTGCAACGGAACAGTCTACTCGCAATATGTCTGTAGTTTCCATAACAACCTTACCACCCGTTAAGACCTCCAAACTCGAACCCGCGGGAATGTTTACGTCCTTCACTAGAAATGAAGTTCCATTCGCAACGTTGTTAGTTCCATTACGGTTTGCTGTATCACTAACAAGTTCTACTTCTGCTGTAACTGAAGTTGTGTTTAAGTTAGTAAGAACTAAACCAAGTATTACTGTAGTAGTACTTGATGCTACCGTGTACATGACATAAGGCGTACCTGCTGATGCGGGTTCTGCTGCGAAAGTCACACATTTGAACGTATTTGCCATTTTTTATCTCCTATTTTTTATTTTATATATTATCCTAAAGCAATTGCAAGAGCTGTTGGGTCATCTGTTACAAACGCTGCTCCAGCACTATTTACGGGTGTTTGACTAAATGTTACCACACCATTACTATCACCTGATATCCAAGTTGTAGTTGTTGTGCCATCATAACCAGCAATTTTTAATTGTCTGTCGCCTGTTGCACTATCAGCGTTAACGCTACCGATGATTACATTACCAGCACCAGAAGTTATATTATCACCCGATTGGTAACCTAAAACAAGGTTATTGTGGGAATCTTGTCCAACCATTCCTTCTCCAGCAGATACCCCTACAGCAGTATTAAAACCTGCCAAAGCTGTTTTTAAAGCTTGAGAACCAATTGCCGTGCTTGAATTACCACCTGCCGAAGCCTCCATTGCTTGATAACCTACAGCAGTATTACTTGAACCAACAGAATTATTTTTTAAAGTATTAGACCCGAATCCAGTATTGTTAACACCAATAGTTAAACCTGCTAATGAGTCAACACCGGCCCCTGTATTGTTATCTCCAGAAGTTAAACTTTCAAAAACACCATGACCAATTCCAACATTATTATTAGCAGCATTTAAAGTTCCTGTTGTTGAATGACCTATTATTAAACCATTTGTAAAATTTGTTCCTTCAAATTTACCTAAAATAACATCTTGGCTGTTTGCTGTTATTGTACTTGAAACTGTTAACACACCAGCAGAAGATAATGACATCTTCTCAGCTGCTGCTTCACTAGCTGCAGTTTTAAAACTTAATTTTGTAGCATTGTTTGATGAACTAAAGTCACCTTCAGAAACGGCTTCGATACCTGCTGCAACAAGTATAGCATCTGTTCCTGTACCTTCGTCAGGAGCTTGAAAATTAATTGAACCTAATATATCACTAGCTGCGATGTCTGTCTCACCAGTTTGTAAAGTAAGTACATAAGGATTATCATCGCCTGTATCAATTCTTTTAAAAGTTAAATTTCCAGAACTATCACCTGATATCCAAGTTGTAGTTGTTGAACCATCATTACCAGCAATTTTTAATTGTCTGTCGCCAGTTCTACTCGCTGGGTCAACAGTTCCAATAATTACATTTCCAGATCCAGTAGTAATACCAGCAGTGCTATCATTAGCTCCAGCGTTATATCCTAAAAAAATATTATAATCTCCAGTTGAAACTTCTCTACCAGCATCTCTACCTAAAGCTGTGTTAAATGTAGCACCTGAGGCAACATTCATAGCATTTTGACCTACAACAGTATTATAACCAGAATTAGCATCAGTAGCGGATCCAACAAAAGCATTAACACCTATGATAGTATTACCTGGAGCTCCAGTAATTCCTGATCCAGCATTGTAACCAATTCCAATGTTGTCGTTTCCAGTAGTCACTGCTGTTAAAGCAGCTCCTCCTAAAGCAGTGTTTTGATCTCCAGAAGTTAAGGCATCTAAAGCTGTTATTCCAACACCTGTATTATGTTGAGCAGCATTTAAAGTTCCTGATGTTGTATGACCAACTAATAATGATCCTGTAAAGTTTGTTCCTTCAATTTTACCTGGCATTAATTCACCAGTTACATTAGGTAGAGTGTGAACAGCACTACTTCCTACAGAATGTGGTTGTGGTTTTAGTTGCTGACCATGAGAGTTATTTTCACAGTTAAATTGAATAGTACCTGGGTTAGTATTACCTTTTATAGTTACATGACCTGTACCATTTGGTGCTAATTCTAAATCTGCGTTAGAAGTAGTAACAATATCACTACCATTTAAATCAAGATTACCACCTAATTGTGGTGTAGTATCTTCTGATACATTTGATAATGCAGCGGATGTAGCTAGTCCTGATACAACAGTTGATCTTGCAACTTTTTTAAGACCACCACCAGAAGTATCTACTGCTAAAAATACATCATCATTAGCTATTGTAGATATTTCAGATAAATCACCTGCGGCTATTGAATTAAAGTTTGTACCATCTGCAACTAAAATATTACCTGCAGTGTTTGTACCCATAGTAATATCGTCACCAGATACTGTAAGATCTCCAGTTACAATTACATTACCACCAAATGTAGCTTTACCAGCATCAGACATGTCAAAAGTTAAAGCTGTTACTGTGCTTCCACCATCATTACCTTTAATAAATAAATCTTTATCTGAAACTTTAGTTTCTATGGTAACATCGCTAGATGAATTAGATATTTGCAATATTTCTGTGGCGTCATCTTTAATTTTAATACCATTACCACCACTACCAGCATCTAAATTTATACCACCATCAACATCTACTGTTAGACTACTACCAGATTCAATATTTATACTGCCACTGTCAGAAATAGTGCTTCCGTTTATAGTAATATCGTCAACTGTTAAAGTTGTAAGAGTGCCAACCGATGTAAGGTTTGGCATTGCTGTAATCTCATCATCAAAGTACGCAGCTAAATCTGTAACTGCAACTTGTACCATTGTACCATTATCATTTAGTACAACTCTGTCTGCATCTGCAACTGTTGTAGATGTAGCTGATGTGCCACCATCCATTATGTTTAACTCTGCTGCTGTTGCAGCTATAGCTGTACTTCCAAAAGTAAGCCCACCATCTGGAACAACAATACTACTACCTGATTGTGCTGTAAAAGTATTTGCAGTAAATTGAAAATCATCAGCTCCTGCAATTTTAATATCTATTTGATCATCTGTATCTGCTGTAATAGTTGTATCACCATCAGCATCTAAAACTAGTTCTCTTCCTTCAATGTCAAGTGCTCCACCAAAACCTGCATCAACAAGATTTGTTCCGTCTGAATAAACTAGTTTTGTAGTTTTTTCTGATACACCAAAAGTAATACCTGTTCCTGATGCTGTTTTAAATTGTACAGTATAAGCACCTGATGTACCATTAGTTATAATATAAACTTTTTCTATAGAGTCTGGAACAGTTACAATTTGATTTCCTGTAATTGATCCTGTTAATTTTATAACAGCGTGACGAGCTATTGAATCTGATTCTGTTGTTGTCCCATCCGTGATAGATAATGCAGTTGTCTGAGCACCGCCAGCTATAGATTTTTCCACATAACCAGCAATTGCTTTTTCTACGATTTGTAAGTTAGTATTAGTTTTATCTCCCCAAGTCCCGGCATTCTCGCCAGTGGACATTAGTTCTATACCAAGATCTGAAAATGTTGATGCCATAATTTAATTCCTTAAGGTGTTGGAGAGTTAACAGGTATTCTAGCAGTTCCATCTGCATAGTCATCTCTTTTTCTACTACCTAATTGTTCTCCTCCTAACCGTTCAATTTCTTGTTTATATTTTTGTTCATAAAGTTGTAGCATATCAGCCGGACCTTTTAAATAGCCATATGTTTCTGCAAGACAACAGTATAGCAGACCATTTGGAAAATTCAAACTAATGAAACTAGTTTCATTGCTGCTTGCTTCTAATTTATCTGGTATACGATTGTAATGAATTTGATATTCGTAAGTGCTGTCAGGCACAGGTGATAATAAAATAGCACCTGATGTTGTGGCTCCATTACCGGTTGCTCCACCTTTCATAGCGTAATATTTTGGTTTTGCTGTGCTTGTATTTGCTGAACTATACTCTTCTAAAAATGTTAAATCTTTTTTTTCTAACCAAATATTAGTTCCAGTTGTAACAGAAGTTGAATCATAAACTTGTACACCTCTAACAACTAATGCTCCTGCTGGAACATTTACAAAATCTTGGTTAGTTACTAAATTACCAGTTGTTGATGCTCTGTATGCATCAAGAGGTAAATCTCTATAAATTCTATATTCTGCATTTAAAACTATATTTTCAATAATACTATCTGATAAAACAGTAGAACTAACTTCTGTGTAATTTCTTATTTGTGTTTTTAAATCTGAAAAACTTATTCCTGACATATTATGCGCTCAATGTTGCTGGACCAGCCGAACAACTATTGCCTCCTCCTGATATACCACCTGTTGTAGCAGTGTTTGTGTCTACAGTAAAGTGATAGAAATTTTCTGTGTTAGTTATATTTCCGCTTGAATCTCTTTTACCAACTGTAATAGAATATCCTGCGGCTTTTGCTAAATTAGCTCCTGTGACACCGTCAAAACCAACTGGGTTTTGAAAAGCATCTGGATCTGATGTTGTATAAATAGGTCCTCTAAATCTTACCGTGTCACTTGTTGATCTACCATGAGATTTTTCAAATACATTTATAATACCTGATGATGCTGCAATCGTTTCAAAAGGATCAGGTCCCAAGAGTCTAGCTACTTCGTTTTCTTCTCTAGCAGGTCTTGCATCATATAAACTTTGTGCATCTCCTGATCTTGATCTTAATTCTAATTGAGGATGTTTGGTTTCAAATTCAGATTGATGTACTAAATGACCGTTCCATTCTTTAACCATTTCTCTGTATGGAAACTCCATTCCTGATCTATCTGATATTGCTTTTGCGTATTTTCCTCTTGCTTGTGCCATTAAGTTCCTGGGTAATAAGTTTTAGGGGTTATAAAAGTACTAGAAGAAGAACCATCTTCAGCTAATGCTCTTGCTAATTCATCTTCGTAATATAATTTTAATTGTTGTGTTGCTTGTGGATTAAATTTTTGTGCTAAATAAAAAGCCAAACCTGAAACCATACAAGGTACAAATCTATAAGGTACATCTGTTGCGTCCGTATAAGTTGAGTCTGCATCTTGTATTCTTTTTACATAATAAATATGCATATCTTTTGATGCAGCTGTTGAGTCAGGACATGGATAAACTGTAATAGTTGTTTTATCAATTAATCTTTGAACAAAATATTGTGATGGAGTTCCTTTAGATAATTTTGCAGATAAACTAGAATAAGTTGATCTATCAATTTTAGTCATTGCTGAATCTGATTGTGATGTTGAAGTTCTGTTTTGTCTAAACGTTGCTTCTAAAACATCTGCAACTCCATAAACATCTGAGGTTGCATTTGTACTAGAACTTGTTCCATCTCCACTTGATCTGTAGAAAGTGTATTCAGCTTGGCCTTCAATTAAATCAATATTAGTTTCACCTACTTCCCAGTAGTGCAAACCTCTATTACCCCATTCTTGAAATAATATATTTAAAGATCTTCTTGCTGATTTTAATTGGTATCCAGAAGTTACTTGTGAACCTATACGCTCATATGCTTCTGCTATTAGATCATCTACAGCAAAAGTTTTATCGAAAGTAACTGTGCCGGAAGTTGTATTGGCCATTAGTTACCCTCCTTAATAAATTTTCTGAAACTCTGCTATAATCGTATACATGTTACCAGAATCAGCTGCGCCTGGTACAACAAGATTAACATCGCTTTGATTACTGTTACTAGATTTATCTGCTGGTATTCCACCAAATTCTCTAAAGTCCCAATATCCTGCACCAGTTAATCCAATGATAGGAATATCTCCATCAGAGTCTTCTTCATCTAATCTAGCGTAAGAGTCTCCTCCATCGCCACCTTGACATGAATACCAAACTCTAAGTAATCCTAGATGAGCTACTGCAGTTCCGTCTTCTCTAGCGTCTAATGCTGATACGTCTCCAAAAACTGTAGTTCCACCTGATCCGTCTGATTGGTTTACTATTTTAATAACAACTCGTTTGTCGTTTTGTTGTAGGATAGTTGGTCCTGTTACTGTGTCTGCCATTTGTTTCCCTCCTTAATTAAGAAACTGTGGGGCCGAAGCCCCACATAATTATTTATTATTGATCTGCAAATGCAGGTACGTCTGCACCTTCTGCTGTACCCCAAATGTAATAGTTTGTGCTATCTTTAGCCAAAATATTTATCTCAAATAAACCAAAGTCTGTAAGAGTTAATTTTGAGTTAGAGTTTCCATCAGAATAAACAGATAAGTTATCAGCATTAGAATCTAAATGCACAACACCACCAATAAAAAAATTAGTATTTCCTGGTGTTATAATAATTAAATTTTCTGCTTCTTCCGCAGCGCCACCATAAATAAATTTAAAGTGCGCACCAGCAACTGGTGCTGGTAATGTAATTGTTCTGTTTGATGCAAGTGCAGGAACTACAAGAGTTCTTCCACTGTGTGTTGCGTTATCAAGAGTTTTATCTTCATCTCCTAATGCAACAGGTGCATCACCCATAGTAATTACTTCAGTAATCGCTCCAGTAGTAGAGTTCTTACTTATTGTTTTAAGTGTGCTTTCAGATCGTACCGGACCTGTAAAAGTTGTATTTGCCATATTAATATCCTCCTAGATATTTTAAATGTAGTCCCTAGGGATGTCGACTATACGCGTCTACATTTAACTTATTTTAATTTGTATAGTGTGATTTTTATACAACAGTTTTTAGTAGAGTGCAAGAGAGCCTGTAATGTGGATTGGATTTTTCCAACGATGTAGCTTTTGATTAAGTAGCTACAGAAACTTGCGGAGCTGCATCTTCGACAGTGTTCTGTCTGTGAGCAATAGCTGCTTCTTCCAGCTTAATGTCAGTAATGACTTTT